ATTCCCTATCCTGTCAATATATAGAGAGAAGGTTAAGATAAAGTTAAGACCAGGCTTAGTAGTATTTATTTAATAGTTATTATTTAATTTATAGATACAGTCTATAATAGCTATTAGATAAGTGTTAGCAAAGCAGGCAGGGCTATCCTGTCAATATATAGAATAGGAACGGAAACTATGACCAGTCCGAACCGCGCCAATAGCGGCCATTCAGCCCACAAGCCACAGGCTACACACACAATGCGATTGACCCCAGCCGCGTATGAGCAGGTCGAACGCCAGTGTAAGCCTTTGGATGTGGGCACCCAAACAACTGAACTGCAAGCAGCCTTCGTGCTGGGGCAGCAATCTGTTCTTGCCATCCTGCGCAAGGACATTGTGGTGGGAGCATGACAGTCCGCACAGTGGACATACACCACCCGGAGTGGCCTTTGATCCGTGACCAGCTACCGAAGCTGGCGCACCGGGTTGCTCTCGCCACTGAGGTTAAGACCGGGATAGCACCCAGCCCGACCCGCATCAAGCGCAGTCTCGACTTGGCCTGCCTGGGCCATGAAGATAGCTTCGTGCTTGTGACGGCAGGGCCTTGCCTCGTTGGCTACAACATCGGCCAGCCGTGGTGGGGAGACGTGGTGGCGCTCTCCGAAGAATTCGTTGTCCGGTACAAACCCGGCAACTTCGCAGACACGATCAAGGACTTAGAGCAACACGCCCTAGCCCTTGGGTGTACGGCTCTCGTTATCTCCAGCCTCGCCATGGTGCGGCAGGAGAGCTACGGGAATTATCTGAAACGCAAGGGATTCCGCGAGGTGTCCCGAGAATACATGAAAGGGCTCTGACCATGGGCAAGTTCATCGGCGCCATCACAGGCGCCAACTCAGCCAAGAAGGCAGCCGCCGCACAGGCCCGTGCGCTGGCGGAACAGACCAAGCTGGCACAAGCCAGCGCCGCAGAAGCTGCCCGCCAAGCTGCCATCCAGGCCACGCAAGTGCAGCAGCGCGAAGCTGCGGCCCGCGAGGTGGAAGCCATGCAGCAGGCTGACGCCAATGCAGCCAAGGCTCCCGAGGTGGGTACCGGCGCAGCCTCTGCCGATACGAGCACGACCCGCAAGCGGGCACGGTTCCAATCCCCTAGCAGCACCATCCAGTCTGTGAGCATCTGACATGCGGAACGCAAGCTCTGAATGGATGCGGCTACAAGGCCGACGCCGGGGGCTGGAGAAACGCTGGGAGAAGTACGCATCGTTCACGCTGCCTCGCCTCTACACAGACGAGCGCTGGGACGAGGACACCGACGAGCTAGCCCATGACTGGCAGAGCGTTGGTGCGCAGGCCGTCAACCATGTGGTGAACAAGCTGATGCTTGCCCTGTTCGCACCGTCCCGGCCCTTCATGCGGCTGGAGGCTGACGCGAAGTGGCTGACTACGCTACCACAAGGGCTGGACAAGAGCAAGATTGACGAGGCCCTGAGCCAAGCCGAGCTTGAAGCAGTCAAGGCCATGGACGGCATCCAAGGCACCCGCGCCAAACTGTATCTCTCACTCGCCAATCTAGTGGCCCTTGGCAATGTGTGTATGCACCTGCCAAAGGAGAAGGGCAAGCCGCCGCGCATCTACAACGTGGCGCAGTACGTCATTCGCCGCACCGGCACCGGTGACTTGAAGCAAGCAATCATCCGTGAGTGCTTGGCCTTCGATGAACTTGAGCCCAAGGTGCAGCAAGCTGTGCGCTCTGCCTCAGAAGGATCACGCTATCAGCCGGATACCAAGGTTGAATACTTCCGGCAGATTTGCCGCAACGACAAGGGGGGCTACGAGCTTTACCAGTATGTGGACAAAGTTAAGCTGGGCTCGGAGTTTGAGGGACGCTGGGCCGATGAAGCTAGCCTTGAATGGCGCTTCCTCACATGGAACCTCAAGGACGGTAACAACTACGGGACTGGGCTTGTTGAGGACTACGCCGCGGACTTCGGCGGACTGAGTACCCTGAGCGAGGCGCAGATCAAGGGCGCTGTCCTGGCTAGCGAATTCCGCTGGCTGGTCAACCCCGCAGGCATGACCAAGGTTGAGGACTTGGAGAACTCCGAGAACGGGGCCGCCCTTCCTGGGCAAGAAGGCGACGTATCTCTGGTGGCTAACTCCAAGCCCGGTGATCTTGCGGTGGTGGGTAATGTGGTGCAAGACTACATTGGCCGCATCGGGCGTGGCTTCCTGCTGGGCTCTGCCACTACCCGCGATGCCGAGCGTGTGACCGCAGCCGAGATTCGCATGCAGGCCCAGGAGCTTGAAACCAGCTTCGGCGGCACCTACAGCAGCATCGCGGTGGGCATGCAGCTTCCTCTGGCCCGCTGGCTCCTGCGTAATGTCAACCTCGACGTTAACGGTACGCAGTTGAAGATCACCATCGTGACCGGGCTTGATGCCCTGTCCCGGTCGGGCGACCTCGACAACCTGCGTGCCGCACTGCAAGACCTTGCCCAAGTCGGCATGATTAAGCAGGCCGTGCCGGAACTGAACCGCCGTGCGGTAACCGTGGCCATCCTCGCTGGTCACGGCTTGCCTACAAGCAAGTACCTCCTGTCTGACGAGGAAGTGGCCGCTGAACAGCAAGCCGCACAGCAATCCGCCATCAATGCACAAACCGCTAGCGAAGCCGCCACCGCAGGCGTCACCGCTGCAACTCAACAAGGACAACCGACACAATGAGCGACGCATCTAACCCCTCCCAATCTGGCCTCCCCGTGGGTGCCCAAGCCCTGCCCGAAGCACTGGACGGCGCACCAGCAGCACCCGCAGGTGAGGCTACCCAAGCCAAGCCCGCTGAGGGCGTCTTGCTGGACGATCCTGCCGCTGCGGCGCAGCCCACACAGAACCCCGACACCTCGCAGGAGTTCAGCTATGACCCCACTGGCGATGCCGGTCTGGACTACGCGCTGAACTTCGTGGGCAAGCTGGGCTACGGGGACACGCACCCTGCCATCATCGCCGCGCAGAAGGGGGACTTCTCCCTGATCCGTGCAGAACTGGCGACCAAGGGCGTGGCTGGCTCCGACGCCGTGCTAGCGCTGGCCGAGCAGGCTTACACCCGCTTCGCCGCCGAGGACGCCAAGAAGGCCGAGGAACTGGCGGGCTTCGCTGCCCAGGCTGCTGGCTCTGCCGAGAACTGGGCGGTCGTCCGTGCATGGGCTGCGCAGGAAGCAACGCCACAGGAGAAGGCCCAGGTCAATGCCGCGCTGTCGCAAGGTGGATTGGTGGCCCAGGGCGTCATCAGCCAACTGGTTGCGCTCTACCAGCAGAAGCACACCCTGCCCAAGGACGCCGCCGATGTGGCGAAGCCCGGAGAGGCAGGCACCGCTGCCCCGAGCAATGCGCCCATGACCGCCAAGGCGTATGCCCAGGCTGTCGAGGCCCTTCGCCAGAAGCTGGGTAACCGTACCGAGGACAGCCCCGAGTACGCAGCCCTGCAATCTCAGCGACTCGCCGCCCGCCGCGCCGGTTACTGATACCTTCCTGTCAATATATAGAATAGACAACGTGGGGTGGCTTCTATCCAACCTACCCGAAAGGAAATCTCATGGCTTTGAATAGCGCAAACGTCACCTTCCCCAACGCTAAGAACAGCGTTGACACCACCCAAGCCGACAAGCTGGCCCTCGTTATAGAGGAATTCACTGGCATGGTGGAGGGCACCATCAACCGCAGGTCGATCCTCGCTGACCACATCCCAGTGCGTCAGGTGAAGGGTACGGCTACCTTCACCAACCACGCCGTTGGTAAGTCCACCTTGCAGAAGGTGGTTCCCGGCGTTGCCCTGGACGGCATCAAGTCCGACTTCTCCAAGAACCAAGTGACGGTGGACACCACTATCGCGGCCCGCGAGTTCTTCCCGATTCTGGATGTGTTCCAGACGCAGATGGACACTCGCCGCGAAGTGGCTACCGAGCAGGGCAAGGAGATTGCCAAGTTCAAGGATCAGGCTATGCTGATCCAGGCCCTCAAGGCCGCCCGCCTGACCAACTCCGCCTATTCTGGCGGCACCTCTGGCAAGCCTGCCGGCCACGCTGGCGGCTCCGTCACCACGCTGGCAACGCTGGCCGACGCGCAAGACCCCGCGAAGCTGTACGCGGCCATCACCGACACCCTGGTGAAGATGGAGAACAAGGACGTTGACCCCCGCTCCGACGATGTGGTGATCGTGGTGCGCCCTGCGTTCTACAACACCCTGATCCAAGCCGAGCAACTGGTCAANACCCAGTACGTGACGGCCTCGGGCAACAAGGTGAACGATGGCTGGGTGCTCAAGACCGCAGGCGTGCCTGTGTTCTCCAGCAACAACCTGCCCAACACCAACATCCCGGGTCACCACCTGTCCAATGCGTTCAACAGCAACGCATACGACGGGGACTTCTCCAAGACCGTTGCGGCCATCTTCTCGCCCCGTGCGATCATGGCCGGTGAGACGATCCCCGTTACCTCGGATGTGTTCTTCGACAAGCTGATGCTGTCGTGGTGCGTGCATTCGTACCTCGCCTTCGCTGTCGGCCCGAACCGTGCTGAATACGCGGCGGAAATCGCCCTGGCCTAATCCGGCCTAACCCTAAGCCCCGGCTTGCCTTCGGGCATGGCTGGGGCTTTTTTGCATTTAAGGAAACTCTATGGCCCTCACTACTCTTGACGTGGTAAACGACATGCTCGGGCTGCTCGGTGAGCGCCGTGTCAACGCTATCGACGAGCCCCATCCACTGATCCCCGATGCCCTCGCCAAGCTGGGCACAGCAAGCTCGACGGTGCAGGCAGTGATGTGGTGGTTCAACGTCGAGTACCCAACACTCGCCCCGCAGGTGGGCACTGGCAATCTGCTTGTCCCCAACGATACAGCCGCCTGCGATTCCCTGACCCAGTACCCGCGGCTTGCGGTACGAGGCAACCGGCTCTACAACCTGGACGATGTTACGGATGTGTTCACTGATCCCATCCGGGTGCGCCTGCACCGCATCGTCCCATTCGATGACTGCCCAATCATGGCCCGTGCCCACATCGCGGCTAAGGCCAAGCTGGCGTTCCAAGCGGACTACGATGGCGACAGCATGAAGGCACAGATTCTCAAGGCAGAGATTGCCGAGTCCTATGCCAACATGCACGCAGAGCATACCCGCAATGCCAAGGCCAACCTGCTGTGCCGTCCGAGCGTGGCGGTCAAGCTCATGAATATCGTTGGTGGTCGGCCTAACTGGCAGAACCACCTACTCAACCGTAACCTGTAAGGAGAGCCTATGTCGAAGGTAAGCGGGGCATACCCAAGCCTTAGCCGGGGCGTAAACCAGCAGCCCTTCGAGGCCCGCCTGGATGGACAACACGGCGAGCAGGTCAATATGTGGTCAGACCCGGTGCATGGCTTGAGCCGTCGCCGTGGCACCACCCTGCAATACTGCTACACGGACAACGTGTTCGGCCCGAGCTACCACCAACTAGTCCGACGTTCCACGAAGCAAGAGCTTCGGGACTTCTATGCCAGCTACCGCACCGTGCCTTACGTTACGGATGGGCTGGAGCTTCAAGTCCACTACCCCACCAAGCCACAGCCTACGTGNATGCAGAGCATCTTCGCTGGCGGCTCTGGTGGGATTCGCGTTACGCGCAAGATTCAAGGCTCTGGCCCCCTGCAACCTGGGGCCGATGTGGAGCCGGTGGGCTTCGGGATCTATGACGAGGCTGAGTACAACGCCACGCACGCTGCCATGTTCAAGGGCATCGCTGCTGCTTGCCAAGTCGGGCGGTTCATGTTGTTCATGCCCAACGAGACAGAGTTCACTGTCCCGGCAGAGTCTAACTACTGGGCCTCTGCTGCCAACAGTCACTGGGCTGTGGAAATCAAGCAGGGTGTTCCAAACCGCAAGTACAGCGTGAGCTACATCGTTGACGGTTCGGAGNATAGCTGGTCTTACACCACGCCAAGCTCCGCATACAACGGGGTGCTGAACACCTCGGACATTCCGGTCAGCGACCCCGAGTACCAGAAGAAGGTTAACGACCGGGTGAATGCGTACAACTCTGCGGTGACTCAGTGGATTACCACTGCGGCCTTGCAGACCCGCCCCTCCTACATCGTTGACCAGCTACTGGCAGTTGGCCTCGCAGCACCGCTGCTGGCAGTGGGTAGCGTTGTGTACGGCGGCACGCCCTACGTGATCCAGAACGCCATCGTTGTGGTCAACACCAACGGGCGCACGGCCAACCCCTCCGCTGATGACGGCGGCGACGGTAGCCATGTGCAGGTCACAGGCAGCACCGTGTCCTCGCTGGACAAGCTGACCGGGGCGCACTACTACGGCAAGGTGGTTCGCATCAAGCCGCAGCGTGGCGACCAGAGCTTCTACATGAAGGCCGTGAGCGCTGACGGAACCAACCCGTTCGCCATTTGGGGCAAGGTGCGCTGGGAGGAATGCCAAGCCACGACGCAGGCAGCTATTGTCAACCCCATGCTGGTCATGGCTGTGAAGAACCCGCAGCCCAGTACGCTGACCCGTGTTGGCGTGGCCCGCGCTACGCCGTCCGGAATGGCATATCTGGCAAGCAACAAGGTTCTGAATGATCCCACGGTGCTATCCCTGCCGTCGTTCAACGGGCGGGCAGTCGGGGACATTGACTCCAGCCCAGCCCCGCGCTTCTTCGGGAAGCAGGTAAGCTGGATGGGTATGTTCCAGGATCGCTTATGCGTAGCCGCAGGCAACACCATCGACATGAGTGAGGTGGGTAACTACTTCAACTTCTTTCGCACGCAGACACTGACGGTGCCTGACAACGATCCGGTGAGCATCTTCGCCCTGGGCTCCGAGACTGACACCATCCGGCATAGCGTGATATTCGACCGAAGCCTGCTCCTGTTTGGCGACAACCAGCAGTACAGCATCGGCGGGCGCAATCCCGTTACGCCTAGCACCAGCACCGTCATCCAGTCCTCCGCGATTGAGGATGCAACGGATTGCCCGCCTGTGACAGGTGGCTCCCTGGTGTTCTTCGGTAAGCGCCGCGAGGGCTCCGCTGAAATCTTCCAGATGGAAGTTGGCGATGTGGCAGATACCAGCAACTTCACCGGGCTGGGCTTGCAGCTTTCGGACTACCTGCCGGGGCGCCCCGCCCAGTTGCTGTACGTTGCTAGCCCGAGCACCCTGTTCGTCCGGGTCAGCGAGGCACCGCATAGCGTGTTCGTGTTCCGGTTCATCGACCAGAACCGACAGCGCATCTTGGATAGCTGGAGCCGCTTCGATTACCACCCAGCCTTCGGGCTTATCTACGGTATGTTCTATCATGAGGACGCCCTGTACTTCCGCATTGCTCGGGAGGCATGGGTTGACGGTGGCGGGCGTATCTGGACAGGTGGCCGGGGCGACTATGGGTTCGATGTGCTGGAGCGGCAGAGCCTTTTGCCGCAGGTGCCGGGGCTCCCGTACCTTGACAGCATGCGCAAGGCGGACTTCTTGTACGCTGGCGTGGCTTACGGATCTGACTGGTGGGCAGAGAACTACCCGTTCCTGGCTACCGTGTTCACACGGGACAAGATCGCCAACTACTCGCCCGCTGACCCGGCTACGCCTAAGTTCCAATACTGGCTGCACGGTGTTCAGCCGAACATCAGGACGCTGGCAGAGTGGAACGCGGCCTTCGTGGCCATTCCCACTCGGGATATGAACTACTGTGTGGTCGGTATCCCATTCGACTCCTACGTGGAACTCACTAGCCCGGTACGCCGGGATCAAGGTGGGCAACCCATCATGCAAGGACGCCTCACGGTGAACAAGCTCGATGTTTACTACAAGGATGCGGGCGGGTTTTGAGGGCCACCGTGACTTCGCGTTACGGCATCACGCAGCAGTACAACAGCTTCGACTGGTCGGTTACGGATACCGCCTATGGCAAGGTGACAGCGTTGCGCTTTACCGGGCGCGTGCTGGGCCAAGCAGCCAACATGGTGGGTGTCATCCCGATCACAACAGGCAGCACCCCGGTGTTCGTTGGGCGAGAGTCCAAGGACTATGTATGTAAGATTAGCTCCCGTAGTTGGATGCCTCTGAGCATCACTCGGGTTTCGTGGACAGGGCAGTGGTTCTTGAATCACCGCTTCGTATAAGGAGGTATTATGGCAATCTTTGGGCTAGCCATGACGGCCATTGGACTGCTCGGCGGCGCACAGACCGCGAGCATCCAGGCAGCAGCTAGCCGGAAGGCGGCTGAGGAACAGACCAAGCAGAGCAAGGCCAAGCAAGAGGAACTGAACGCACAGTCTGAGCTGGCCCGCTCCATTCAGAAGATCAACAACGACCGCATCATGCGGGCCGCTGACAAGACCTTCGCTGCTGCGGCCACAAACCTCAGCCGCAATCGGGCGGCTACTCAAACCAGCAACGTGATGGCGCAGATCGCACAGGCCGAGGCGTCCGGGGCCTACGCTGCGAACGTGGCAAGCAAGGGTGTGGGGGGCGGAAGCGTGGAAGCTATCGAGAATACGATGGCCCTGCGTGACGCACTCAAGAACCAGCTTACCGAGAACGCACAGGCCCAGGCCGACTACGACGCAGTGCAGACACTGGCGGGCATCATCCCAGCCGCGTGGCAACAGCAGGACATGACGGTGATTAGTGGGAACAACAGCCCCGCTGCCGCTGTGCCGACAGTGCAGGGCGGGTTCAACTGGGCTGCGGCCCTGGGCGGCAGCGAGGACTTAATGAGCTTGGGTGCAAACCTGCTCGACGGCTTCGGCGCTAAGTCCGCACCGACTGGGGACGTTAAACTATCCGCAGGGCCGCTAGGCTCTGGCACCTTTGGGATGAACGACTTTGCAGCCCCTACGTTCTTCTCGTCAGCAAACCGTTTGTAAGGAGGGCCTATGGCTTGGAATGGATACAGTGAGAAGGGCCAGGGCTCTGAAGAACGAGGCCCCGGCACATTTACCTTTGCCCCGCCTGCAACCCCGCAGGCCCAGGGCAGCACCGCCGTTATGGCGAAAGCAGGCTACCAGACAGCGCAAGCTGTGGGCGGCCTGACCCAATACAACGAGGGTGGCGACAAGACCGCAGCCGCCATCTTCGGATTCGCAGAGACTCTGCTCAAGCCTGTGGCCGCCGAGGTCGCAGAGCGCAAGTTCCTGGAAGGTGTGCAGCGTGCCTCTAGCGGAGAGGCACTGACCGAGATTGTGAACACGCAGCCTTGGTACAGCAAAATCTTCGGGCCTAGCTCCGCAGTGGAAGGCGCACGCCAGTACAGCTTGGACGCACAAGCCGCCAAGTTCGACGCCGCTGTGCAGCAGGCTATGCCCACACTGCGCAACACCAGCCCCGATGAACTCCCTGGCATCATCCAGAAAATGAGCAAGGAGTTCGAGACTGGCGACCCGACGACTGACGCTCAGTTGGGCCTGCGCCTCACCAAGGTGCTGCCTAACCTGATCCAAGCACACACGCGGGAATACTACAAGGCCCAGCAGGAGCATGCGTACAACCAGCGCTTCGATGCCGCCCAGCAGAATGCCACCTCGTTGCAGATTGTGTCCCAAGACCCGATGGCCTCCGAGGACGACAAGCTGCTGCGGCAGGCGAACTTCCTGCAAGGGTTCGTGCTCCCGGCTGGCGTTGACCCCGAGAGCCACAAGCAGTTCATCCAGACCTCGCTGGCGTCGCTGGCTGAGGCCGGGCAGTTCCATGCTGTGAACGTAGCCCTCCGCAGTGGCGTAGCGCAGGCCCTCTCCCCGGAGAAGCGCTTGCAGCTTGAGCGGTCGATCAACCAGTTCAAGAAGCAGCACGCCATGGAAGCCCGCGACAGCTACGCCAAGGACTTCGCGCAGATTTACGACCGTGCCCGCAACGACCCGGAGTACAGCGCCGAGAAGGTGATGGAGGACTACGACGCCCTCAACGCCAAGTACGCTAGCATGAGCGGCAACGACCAGCCACTGGCGGCGGGCACGACCCGCACGGCCACGGCGCAGTCCGCACTGGCCGCGTACTGGCAGCGCATCCGGCAAGGGGAAGCGTTGCAGGCTAAGATCGCTGCTGACCTTGAACGCCAGGGCAAGGCAGCGGAAGCGCAGGCCGTCATGGACGACGCCATCATCGCCGCCTTCAAGACCAACGGCTACGCGGGGGCGAAGGCTTCACCAGAGTTCAAGGACAAGGATGTGGATCGGTTGTTCCTCCAGCAATGGAACGCAACTGACGCTGAGGGCAACGTGGACTGGAAGGCCCGCAGTGCTCTGCTCAAGCATCATGGTGCCTTCAAGGGTGACGGTGTTGGCGACGTTGTGCCAACTGCTGTGAAGGTTGAACTGGCCCGTATGGTTAACTCCCAAGGACAGAGCCTAAACAACAACTTCATCCAAGCCTACGGTATCTTCCTAGACTTGACCGCTAACCGCCAAGACCTCGCAGGGCAGGCAGCGGCGCGGGCAGCATTCGGAAGCAAGGAGTTCACGGTGCTGGATACGTTCCGCCGTGAGACGCAGGGTAAGGACATGACCAATCCCGGCATCCTCGCTGCGGCATACGCTGTAGCCCGCGACCCGCTGTATGGCCCGACGGAGCGCTTTACCGAGAAGGAACTCCCGGTGGTTGATGCGTACCTGCAACGTGAGTTGTGGGGCAAATCCGCCAAGGCTGGTGAATCCCTCTCAGGGCAGCAGAAGGGGACGTGGTGGAAGTTTGGCAGCACGCCTGACAAGATCACCCCGAGCGCCCAGTCCCTGTTCAAGTCCAGCATGGCGGGGCACTACCGCATGATGGTGAACCGGGGGGTGTCTGCTGAGGACGCCATGGCTTCTGCATCGCAATACGCATTGAACGATGTGGAAATGCTAGGCGGGTACGGGTGGAGTCGGCAGGGGCGTGAGACGGACATGCTGACTACCATCAAGCGCGCATACCCTGACAAGTATGTGGACAAGGGTATGCTGGCGGACGCCCTGAACAGCCTGATCGCTGAGACGCATAAGCGTAATAGCCCAGGCGAGCTGGCAGATGTGCAGATCGTGATGGCCCCTGACGACAAGGACGGACGCCAGAACCTGATCGTCACTGCCCGCAACGACGACGGCACCTACATGATGCCTGTCTATATCAACTCGGACATGATCTACCAGCAAGTGCTCGCCCGTGAGAAGGCCAAGGTCAACGAGAGTAAAGGCCCGGAGTTTGGCCCGAAGATTACCTTCAAGCCATCCAAGGGAGCCCCGAGTATTTACGCATCGCCTGACGAGTGGGCGAAGTACCGGGAACTTCAACGAACTCAATCTAAATAAGGAGCGACTATGGCGCAAGCCCCAATTTCATACAAAGACCCAGCATGGGATGCAGCAGAGGTAGCGGCTGCAAAGCGTACTGGTGTTCCGCAAGAGGTGCTTGCTGCCATCCGCACGCAAGGCGAGAAGTCCAACGGTGACCAGATCAGCCCCAAGGGTGCCAAGGGTGTGTACCAATTCATGCCCAAGACCGAGCGCCTGTTCTTTGAGAAGTACGGAGTCAGCGCGTACAGCAACGACCCCGTGGAGCAGGCGACTGCCGCTGCCTACCACCTCAAGGAATCCTACTCCCGCACGAAGGACTGGGGCCTGGCTGCTGCTGGGTACAACGGTGGCCGGGCAGGCGAGAAGAACCCTCGCTTCACGAAGGAGACTTCGGACTACTACGACCGCGTTACCGCTGCGCTCCCCGAGGGCATCCGTACACGCATCCCTGGACTTGGCAAGCCCCAACAGGCGCTGGCCCGCAACGAGGAATCCGGCGTGCCGTTGGCGCAGCCGGTGTCCTGGGAGGACGCTTGGGCAGGCCGCGCCCCGGACTTCGCCGTCGTTAGCGACGACAGCGGTGCCCCTGGCCGCGCTACCGCTGCTGTGGGTACTACGGCGGCGTTCGCTCCTAACTTCCCGGTAGAGGCTTCCCCGCTTGTGCCACTGGCACAGGCTACCCAGGCTGCTCAAGAAGCAAAGGAAGCAAAGCGCCAAGAGCAGAAACGCTGGGGCCGGAATGACCGTAGCACCACGATGGGCGCCGCGCTGAGCATGGCCCTGACGCCAACGGCTAACGCCATTGCGCATGTCTACGCCGCCGGCGAGTTGCGCGACGAAGCATACATCGCACGCCGCAAGGCTGATCCACTGGCTGTCTATAGCTACGTGGAGAACCCGACTCAGGACGAGAAGGACTTGCTCGCTAGTACCCAGTCTGACGCGGACTTGGCCTTGGCCCTCACCAAAATTAACACTGACCGGGAGGATCGGGGCGTTATGGCTAACGTGTCCGGTACTGAGCAGTTCCTCATGGGGACTCTTGGCTCGCTGGCTGACCCTGTGGGCTGGGCTGCTGGCTTCGGGGTGATGAAGGGGTTTCAGATCGCAGGCATCGGTGCCACGGCCCTGATGGCCGCTGGCCGTCCTGCAATGGCTGGCGCTTCGCTCATGGCAGAGAACGCCCTTGGCAACGTGCTGAGTGAGGCGGGCTTGCAGGCGCTGGGTGAGCATCGCAGCAT